ATCGCGAGTAATTAGTTCGCTCCAGCCCACGGGCATTTAGTCGTTGAACCGCCTTCATATCCTTATCATAATGGACTTAGAAGACTGGCTGCGGATTGTCTTTATATTATACATTTTTACTATACCTTATGTTGTTAGCATAAGCCGCCATCCTAGTTTCCTATATGGTTTAGTAGCATAATCCTATCAAGATATCCCCGCAATTTGGACGTGTCGCATTCTTTCTTAAATAAAACTAAAAAGAATACTAGCTATTTTTTTGAAATAACTATTAATGGCAAGCACACGATGTATCGTCACATATTTTAACGACCATTCATAAAATCACCATTCATAAACAGGAGTCTCATCATCTTGTCGCGAGCCCAAGTGTTATCATATAAGCAGTCATCTAAGATAACAAAAGTTCGAGGGTCAATATTAGATCTTTTAAATTGCTCCATTTCTGTCTTAATCTGTTTCAAAACCTGTTTCTGTCGCTTCAAAATGTTCTCGATAATAGCAGTGTTGTATTCATTATGTATGAACAATTTCGGCACCAACTTGCCGTAAAATCCGTTTCCTTCTTCAGTTCCAGAAATAACAGTGCCGATTGGAATGTCTTGATGGTAATATAATAAATCTCTTACCAAAAATGATTTACCAGTATCACGACGACCAATTAAAACTACAACAGGACCTTTTGATTCATTAGGCTTAAAACTAATGGATTTCATATCAAAACGTTTTAGATCTAAATTCATTTATTATTATATTATATTTAAAAAAGTTTTTAATTTACGCGAAACTAACAAATAATTAATAATTAATAATTAATAATTAATAATTAATAACACTAAATAATTCATTTAGGCATTAATCAAATTTGTTAGTTAATAGATATTTTAATTATAATAAGTTAAATATAACTTATAATTTTATTTTTATTAGCTAATGGCAATTAAGGTGAATTATCAAAAAAGGAAAAACATCAATCTTTTCAACAAATTTCAATCTAATCCTAATATTTCTTTATCTAATGTGCAAAATTATATACCTATTTATGAACGTTTTTTTTCATTAAATAATACGAATTATAATTCCATTAATTTAAATCATATGTGGAATATTTCAGACATTAAAGACATTAAACATAAAGATACAAATGTAGAACCAGCTCATATTTATTCTTGTAAATTGAAAAATATAAATGATGACGAAGATATGTCTATAAGTCAAAAGGTATTTATAAAAATGGCGCCTTTATTAGATCCATTCAAGTATTTAGTCGGTAAATATAATTATACAGATCCGACTTTATTTAATTTGCCTTCAATTGACAAAACAAAAGGTGTCCACCCTAAAATAGAGGATACTAACAATTCTTCTTATATTGACGGATTTTTTTCATTTTTAACAAGCCAAGTATTACATAAACATAATTTTATTCATGGACTAGATTATTATGGTTCTTTTTTAGCTATCAAAAATAATTATAAAATTAATATTATTGATGACATAGATTATTTGGTTCAATCTGATTTTTTTAATAAACAAAAAAATACACTGTTTACGGTAGAAGATTTTTCACATTTGCTACCGAACTCTTTTAATAAGGAACTCACTTTAAAACCTTTAAATATTATGAATATTTCTCAAAAATCTAATTTATCTGTGGAATCAATTGATGAAATAATTTTTGAAAATATATTTGAACCGAACAAATTGTCTCTTGATGATATTAAAACACTTGATATGGATTTGGTTGATATTACAAATTCACTTGATATTACTGATCAAAAAAAGTCAGCCAGTCTTAAATCAGGTTCAACGTGTTCATCAAGAACATCGCATACGAATGATAATGATATTCTTGATAGTGATTATGATACAAATGATGATTTAGATATAGAAGATTTAGATTGTTCTAAATCTAATTCAGGTTCCAAAACTAGTTCCAAATCTATTTCTATTTCTTGTTCTGAATCAAGCGGATCTTATGAAACTGATTTAGAAGAAGAACAATTATTTTTAACCTTACCAAAATTTCCTGTTCAAGTTATTTGTATGGAGAATTGTGAACGCACATTAGATGATTTGATTATTAATTCTGAATTATCTCAAGATGAATGGATGTCTGCGTTAATGCAAATAATTATGACATTGATAACATATCAAAAATTATTTTCATTTACTCATAATGACTTACATACAAATAATATTATGTATATTCCTACTAACAAAAAATATTTGTATTATTTTTATAAAAAGAACTATTATAAGGTTCCTACGTTTGGAAAAATATTTAAAATTATTGATTTCGGGCGTGCTATTTATAAATTTGATAATAAAATATTTTGTAGTGACAGTTTTCAAACGGGAGGTGATGCGGTTACTCAATATAATACAGAACCTTATTTTAATGATAAAAAGCCTAGATTAGAACCTAATTTCAGTTTTGATTTATGTCGACTAGCTTGTTCCATTTTTGATTATATTGTAGATGATATGGATAGTATAAAAAATTTAAATAGTTGTGATCCTATTGTTAAACTAATTGTTGAATGGTGTATTGATGATAATGGTATCAATGTTTTGTATAAAAATAATGGAGCTGAACGTTATCCTGATTTTAAATTATATAAAATGATTGCCAGATGTGTTCACAATCATACTCCAAACGCACAACTAGACAGACCCGAGTTTAGCAAGTTTATCGTTAATAAAAATGGAATAACCAAAGGAGAATTTGTAATGAATATCGATGATTTACCTTCATATGTTATTTAAAATATTTCACAAATAATTTAATTTATTTTTAACAATTATTAAAAATAAATTATTGATATTTATTATAATGACTTATGGGTTTATTATTACAAGACATGTAAATTCAGAACAAACTAACAAATACTGGAATCAATGTGTTAAATTAATTAGAACACATTATCCTTTTAAAAAGATTGTTATTATAGATGATAATAGTGATTACCAAATTGTAAAAGCAGATTTTGATTATAAAAATATTGAAATACTTCAATCTGAATACCCTAAACGTGGTGAACTATTGCCATATATTTATTTTTTACGACATAAATGGTTTGATAACGCAGTTATAATACATGATAGTGTTTTTATTCATAAAAGAATACCGTTTGAAAAATTAACGTGTTCGGTCATCCCTTTATGGCATCATGATTATGACAAAGAAAATTTACACAATTTACTAAGAATTAGCAGCAATTTAAATCACAATGTATATTTAAACCAAAGATTAAAGGGCCCTGAATTTAATATTCTTGGATTAAATAAAAATGATCATTTTGATTTATGTTTTGGTGTTCAATCATATATCAATTTACATTTTTTAGAAATGTTAGAAACAAAATATGGCATTACCAATTTAATTTCTGTTATTAATAGCAGAACAGATCGATGCGGATTAGAAAGAATAATGGGATTACTTTTTAATCAAGAATATCCGTTATTAAAAAAAACTCCTTCTTTATTTGGAAAAATAATGAAACATCATAAGGCTTTTAGTTATAATTATAATGAATATTTACAAGATTTTAATAACAAAAAATCATATGAGCCATTTGTTAAAGTATGGACTGGACGATAGTTCCACCTTTACCGTGTTCGCAAGCAAACAATCCAAAGGTGGAGCCAAAAATAAACATTAATATATAAAATTATATAAATTAAATAAATTATATAATTATTTGCTTTACCTAAAAATTTGGATCCACCTTTGGAGTGTTTGCTTGCGAACACGGTAAAGGTGGATTAGAATGGCGGATTATCAGTAAAAGCAATAGGACTTGTAGGAACTACTGTTTCTTTTATAACCGGCGTCAATTGTTCTAAAACAAACATACCAGCGATCACACTAACATAAACTACCAAAGCATCTCTAATTAATATTTTAAGTGGTTTACTTTCCTTCTCAATATATCGCATTTCTAAAAATTTAGCAACAAAAAAGATGACAGATATGATCCCAGCTACTAAAAATATATTATCCATTTACAATATATTTTTACATTTCATTTTACAATTTAACGCGTTTAAATAAATTATGCTAAAACTTCTATATCATCTAACAAAAAGCTTGTATCTAATTCTACCTGCTTTTCACCAATTACGTGTACATCTAAACTATTTAGATCTACAAGCTCATCTGATATTTTGAGCTTCTCATTATCATCGTCATCGTCTTCCTCCATTTTTCTTTGCGCATTTCTTAAATTACTAATTTCTTCTAATCGTTCAATAGACTTTGGTGCATTTATAACCTCTTCTTTACCTGATTTATCTACAGCTGTATCCACATCATTGAATTTTAAACCTTCTTTTGTCTCTGAAACAAAACTAGTCTCTCCTCTAGCGTTTAATGGTTCACTTTTTTCAACCACTTGTTCTTTAATTTCTTCTATTACATCATCTTCTACAGTTTCATCCATATATGCTTTCAATATATGTTCAATTGGAATACTTTCTCTAACCGCATTCAAAATACATTCTTGAACAATTATTTCTAGTTCTCTGTTATGTTTTTGTATCTGTAAAGGAGCCACATTAATTTCGAATAAATACACATTTTTATATACCTTTCGTGCCACATTAATATATGCTTTATGAATAAAATCATCTAACCTTGGGATATTGATGTCAATCTTTTTTTGTTTTTGACCAACTCGCATTGCTGTTAGTAATTTTAATTGAATTATATGAACACACGTAACTAATTCTTCTAAATATCCACAACCACTTCGCTCAATAATTCGTTTTTTTTCAGCTTCAATAATATTTGTATTCCATTTTGGAATACGGGTTATTAAATTTTGAAATGTCATTAAATACTTATCCATCTCCTCATTTTCTCTACATAACTTTATTGATTCATCAAAAATAGATTTTAATCCTTCAATTAATAATGGTGTTAAAATAGTTAATAAACGAGCACCCCATTCATTCTTCGACTCGTGCAATGAACTAACATTAAAATCATCCATATTTATGTAAGAATATGAGGTTTTTTTTTGCTTAATTTAACTCACTTAATTTGGATCCATCCGACTTTGCCTACTAGTTTTACGATTAGGTTGCCCGCCATTACATAAATGACATATTTTCTAATTGAGTTTTCAAATCTAAAAAGGTAAAATTTATTATAAATAAAAACAATAATTTTTCATTTCTTAATTCCTTTCTTACCTTGTTAAATGCTATTAATAAATCATATTTTTTATTTTCATCTATTTTAATACTACCGTCTTCTATTAATTTAATCAAATCTAATGCACTATATCCTTTTTCATATAATTTCGTTGAAAAAGTTATTAAATCTGTTTCTAAAGTTATTGGTTTTTGTAGTTCTTTTTTTAACCACTCAGCTTTAGTATTTTTTATATTTGTTAGTTTAAACGTTTCATCTAGATTGAATTTGTATAGATTTATTATTTTTCCTTTATATTCTGGCTCCGGAACATATATTTCGCAAAATCGCGACAAAATTGGTTTTAATAACTTATATTTATCTTCTACTATGATAAAAAATCGGGTATTATGACTAAATAATTCAATGCATCGTCTTAAAGCAGATTGCGCATCCATTGTTAGTTTATCTCCATTTAATAGCACAATGCTTTTAAAAGTATCGCCTCCATTTGAATTAATATGCGTTTTCGCAAAGAACTTTAATTCATCTCTTATGAATTTAATGCCTTTTCCGTGCGCACAATTCACATACATCACGAAATCCCTTATTTTTTCCTTATTTCCTTCATAAATCAAATTAATAAATTCATTTACAATTGTGCTCTTACCTGATCCTGATGTGCCGTTAAAAATAATGTTTGGTATTTTATGATTGATATTAAAATGTTCCAGCTTTTCTTTGATATTTTGATGAATTTGTAAAGACATTTAATGTGTTTATTAATATTAAAATAGTGTTTTTATATTTTAATATTACGTATTTATTATATTTGAATTGACTTTTTACGCGACACTTGACAAACTAAAGGTATAAGGATTTTTACGGTAGGCATCTAGCAATACTGGGTCAATTCGGTCACAACCTGTTGTACAAGCATTATTTAACTGCGGCATGTGTGCCTTGCCATATGTTCTAACAGATGGTCCGCTTGGTATCACCGCACTTGGCGCCCACATTCGGTTATTATCTCGGTCAGAATCAAGCTTAGAATACGATACATTCATTTGCGAATTGAAAGTAGACATATTTCCTTGATTTGTTCTTCCAACAACAGACTTCTCTTTAGATTCATTGTTAGTTTGACGATAATCCGCTTCATAATTTCTAGACCCATATTTAGAACCAATCGGATTCATTTGACATAATTCGCCAGTTGTATCACGCTGATTTGTAATTGGTTGTTGATCTGTAACTTCATAAGCACCACCAGTTATCTGATTTCCAACATAACCATTTGGTTGATATAATGTGGTTTCCTTAACTGTCGTATTTGGCATATCTCCTGGTGTTAATACATAATTGCCAGGTACTTCTCCTATTGTATTTCCATAAATTCGCATATTACATACATATTCTTCCTTTCTTGATGGTTTAAATACATCCATTAGTGGCGCTATAACAGCTCCAATTGCGTTTGAAAATCCGGAACCAAATGTTTGTGGTTGTTGATTCACACTTCTACTATTTGTGTAATTAGTATGACTTTTCAAGAATTCTTCCCCATCTATATGGGTTCCTCTACCTTTGGCATTTGAATGTCCTACATGATGCGCATCTAATTGAATTCTTTTAGATGCTTCGTGATTCTTAGGAACATAACTAGCTGTTTTTAAAACAGCATTTGGAGTACCTGTTAATTGTGTTGTCGTTTCATTTCTGTGTGATACTTTAAGAACTTCATCCGCAACTACTCGTTGTGCTTTTTCTGCTCCTGTTGTAGTTAACCAACGATCTTGACTATTAATAAAAAAAGTATCTGGTCTGTATTTTTCTACTTTGCCTAAAATACCTACATTAGTTATAGATGCTTGTGCTGGACCTTGATGATTTGCTAAAGAAAACTCTTCTTTGGGATTTGTTGCGACACGTAACTCATCCACTGTTTTTGGCAACCATAAGTCCCGTGCTTCCATTCCGGAATTAAACCCACCAGAACCATTTGTTGAATATCCTTTGTCTAAACCAGGTCCAACCTGAATTGATTCAAATGGTTTTACCATATTGTTTTTTATTCCGGGATTAACACGAGATTGATAGAAATCACTCATATTAGGAGCGCCATTTGTCCACTGAACATTTTCTTGCGGTTTAAAAAGAGGGGCTTGCTCAATCTTCTTAATTATTTGAGAACCAGTTCCCGCATAATTGTCTAAAATTGTTTCGGCGTTATTATTATTATAAATTTGACCATGAGGTTTTCCACCATTAAATGGAACCATATTATTATGTTTAAATTGACTACTATTCATATAGTCACCTGTTAAAGAATATACTTGCTGAATTGTATCTCCTACAGGTTTCCCTGATCTTTCCATTTGTTCGTATTGGTTTTGATTGAAATACTTATTTGTCGCGACATTTGGATTAGGATATTCTTGAACTGTATCAATAAGCTCTGAATTATTCATAATAGGATAATTTTGTGGCGCTATATTTGTATTAGGTAAATAATTTGTTTTCTTGCCCATATTATCAAAATTTTCCTGACTTTTTGCCTTTTTGTTAGTTCCATTAGCAAATGATTCATTGTATATATTTTTAGAGGTTTCGTTGTTTTTATTTGAAATAACATACATTCCTCCAAGTGCTATTAGTGGTATTGCTAATTCCATTATTATATTATATAT